CTTCGTGATCTTGTTGAACTGCCCCTGCACGGTCATGTCGTCCGTGACGTCGACCTTGGCCGGCTCGTAGCCGTCCGGCATCTGGCTGTTGATGATGCCGGTCGACGGCGAAGGAGTCGGAGTCGGGGCCGGTGCCGCCGACGTCGGCGTCAGCGTTTCGGACGCGCTCTGCTGCACGCTCTCGAGGGGGTTTTCCTCCTCGTCGGTGATTACACCGGACTGATTCGTCGCCATGGCAGGCTCTCCAGCACGTTTTAGTATTTGATGATGTAGTTCAGCACGATCGCGGGCGGCATATTCTGGCTCGTGCCGCTGCCGCTGTTGGCGTTGCTGACGCTGATGCCGGTGACCTTGTTCTGGATCCTGATGCCGGTCGTGTTCGAGAAGGTCGGCACGGTGCCGGCCGCGGAGTCGCCGAAGCGGCTGGTGCTGCTCGTGGTGCCGTCGTTGTCGCTGTTCGAGACGGTGTGGTGATGGCCGGGGTCCGTGACGTCGTGGTTGTGGCCCGGGTCCGTGACGGACGCTGTGTGCGTGTGCTGGTGAAGAAGCTGGCTTCCGCCGGTAGCGCCGAGCGTGGTGCCGGTGATGCCTGACGTCGCCGTCACCCTGCTTGCCGCCGACCCACCCATGTCGTCGTCCCCGAACACCGAACGCCCGCGGAGATCAGGTAGGTTGAAGGTTGTCGAGCCGTCGCCGGCCCCGTAGGTCGTCCCGATGGCGGTGAACAGATCGGCATAGGTCGTGCGATCCACCGCCTGCCCGTAGGCCAGGAGGAACCCGGACGGCGCGGCGGAACCGGCGTAGGGCAGGACCGTGCCCGGGGGCAGAAGTCCGCCGGTCGATCCGCCGATCGTGTTGGCGCCGGTAAAGGTGTTGTCGTCGCCTAGACCCGGAACAGCGAGCTTGGTGCGCGCATCGGCGGCCGCGTGGCTCGTAAGCGCGGTGCCGCCGGCATTGACGAACACCGCCTCGTCGCCGTTGCCGGTGAGGGTCGGTAGCTTGTCGAAGCCCTGCGCGATCGAATCGAACTCCGCGCGCATCGCGCTCGAGGAGCCCTGCGAGCCGGTCGCCGGGACGCCCGAGGCATGACTATAAAAATCATTCACGCCGAAGGCGGCGGAACTTAATACCAGCAGTAGCGCTGCCGCGACGACGCGTTTCATCGAGACAAAGGCTTTCATATCATGGTTCCCCACATATCTGGCCAAAAGCGATTTTGTTTGCTGCTGTTCTCGCTCTTGGTGAGTAGTTGTAGATTTCCTTCCCAGTGCAGACCGCACACCGTGTCAGCATTGAGCGGCACGATATGATCAACCTCCATGCCCTGATATTCCGCCTCCCGGTAGAAATCAATGACGGTATCGCGGTCGATCCACGCCGGTACTGCGTTGAGTGCTGCTGCGTGGCATTCGCGTGATCGCGCGCTACACTCTGGGCCGTTCTTCGTGCGATAGCGTGCGGTGTAGACATTAACTTTACCCTTGTTACGCTCCCTCCAAGATGCGATATACGCAAGGCGCGCTTCCTTGTTGGCCGAATAGTGTCTAGTGGCGCGCGCAATCGCGCACGCCTTGCACGTGTCAGACAGACCGTCGCTCTTGCGCCGATTCCGGTGAAACTCAGATAACTCCTTTTCGACCTTGCATGTCGAGCAGAGCTTCGTCATCGCAGACCACGCCGAGGTATGAACGAAATGAAGGCGCCGCTGAAGGTTATCGGCGCGAAGTAGTCGGAGCTGCCCTGCACGATCAGCGACACGTTCTCGGCGCTCCCGTCCATGGGGAAGGACGACGGCGCCAGCGCGGTGCCGTCCCAGACGAAGCTGTCCCAGACGAACGAGTCCCAGAACACCGGCGAGAAGTCGATGGTGTCCGACTCCGCCGACGGCTGCTCGTACTCAGAGGAGGCGTACCCGACTTCGTAGCGGAAACTGAACTCCGCGTATCCGGAACCGCTGACCTCGAACGCCGCGCGCTTGTACTTCTTCAGTTGGCGGGCGCTCTTGGAGGAGTTGAACACCAGATGGAAGTACCACGCGATTTCGTCGCCGTCGAAGGACGTCCCTTTCTCCATCTCGTAGACAAAGCCGTCGCTGGAGCCGAAGGCGATGGCCTGCGCGCCGTCGCTCATTTCCCCGGACCAGATGCACTCCACGCTGTCGGGAAACTCCACGGGCATGATCCCGCGGATCTTGTTGCCCTTGAACGTGAGATAGAGCCCGGTGTTGTCGGCGAAGAACACCCGGTACTGGTTGCTGTCGTAGGCGACGCACGAGGCCGTGACCTGCCCGCGCAGGTTCGGCATCAGCGTGCTGATCCGCTGGCTCAGGGTCGCGCTGGCGAAGTTGCCGTACGCCTGGGTCGCGGCGAGGTCGGTGATACCGCGGTCGTCCACCGCCACGCAGCGGCCGACGATGCGCTGCGCCGAGTAGGCGACGGCGCCCTGCTTGTCGTCGCCGAACGGGACGAGTTTCCAGTCCGCGCTGCTCGACCCGTAGAGCACCCCGCTGCGGTTGCGGCAGAAGATCACGAGCGCGGCACCGGCCTCTGAGCCCGGCATCCCGACGAACGCCGTGACGTCATCGCCCATGGCGATCTCGGCAGCCCCGAGCACGGGCGACCAGACGTACGGCGTGCCCGGACCGGAGTGCTGCACCGACGGCCCGAACGAGAAGAACAGCTGGAACTTGTGGACCCCGACATGGTCCGGGGTGTCGGTCGCCATGCCGGTCGTGATCGGCACGTAACCGTAATCGGTCCCGTCGAACTCGAAACCCCGGTTCGCGCCGTCGCAGCCGTAGATCCGCTTCGTCCCGGTCGCCCCGCCGAGGTTCTCGATCTTGAACTCGTAGCGCCCGCCGGGGTTCAGCGTGATCGCCGATTCCGCACCGGATAGCGTCAGGGCGCCGGCCCCGGTCGTGGTCGCGGCGCCGGCCGCGAAGTTGCCTCCGGCGATGGTGTGGATGATGAGCCGGCCGGCGGCGTTCGCTCCGGCGAGCGTACCGGACGTGATGACCACGCGCTTGATCGTGGCCGTGACGCCGCCCTGGGTGAGGGTGTCGCCCTCGTCGATGTCGCCGCCGCCGCCGGTGAAGCTGATCTCGTAGCCGAGCGGCACGTTGACCCAGCCCGCGGCCGAGGATTTGTAGATCGCGGCCGCGGTGCCACCGGCGTTGTTGCGCCAGGCGTACCAGACGTCGTTGTAGAGGACGAGCCCGAGGATGTTCCCGGAGCCCGGTACCTCCGTGATGTCGGCCCGGTAGATGTCGGCGGCGGCGTTGTTGTACTGCGCGTGCAGCTTCGCCGTGGAGGCGCCGTCGAGCACACCCACGGCGTCGCAGGTCGCGATCGTGACCGCGGCGATCTGGAGATCCTCGCCGACCTCGTCGAACGTGCCCGTGACCTTGGTGAGCACGAAGTAGCTCTCGTCGTCGGCGACGGCTGCGATGACCCCGGTCGCGCCGGACGTCACGCCGGTCAGGGTATTGCCGACCGCATAGGCGCCGGTGATGGTCGCCGCGAGGATCGTGTAGGAGGCGTCCGAGGGCTTGTCGCGCCCGTCCAGGCGCTCGTACCCGGTCAGGAACTTGTAGCCGCCGTTGGGGGCAATCTCGAAGTTCTGGGCAGCGCGGACGAACCCGGACGGGATCCGAAGCGCAGGGGTGACGACATCGAGACCGCCGTCGAACTCGATGTAGTCGATCTTGGTCGGCGGGAACTTCGGGATCTGCATCACGCCAGGGGCGCCCCGAGCCCGATCTTCGGGAGTTGATCCATCTCGAGACGGCCGAGAATCGCCTTGTAGTTGTTGTTCGCCTCGACGTAGGCGCCGCCGTCCTCCTGATTGCCGGCGTAGAGTTGCTTCGCCAGCCAGACGATCGCCATGTGGAACTTCGCCGGGAACAGCGGCTCGTCGTTGTCGGCCGCGAGCGGCGGCGCCACCCGGTAGTAGTCCCCGGTGATGCGGTAGATGCCGTTGGGCTTGTTGCCGCAGAGGATGGCGCTGTCGCGCGGCCGGATGGCGAGCTCGGCCGGAAAGGCCGAATCCGGTGCCTGCAACTGGTAGCGGTCCCGGAACCAGCCGTAGGGGATGAAGCGGATGATCTGCTGGGTCGAGGAGCCCGCCGAGACCAGATAGATACGAAACGTGCTGTCGTCCGTGTCGGGATCGTGGGCCATCCAGCTACCGAAATCCCCCACCGTGGCGTGCCCGATCGCCTGCCCGATCACGGAATCGGTGAACTCTGTCGGCGCGTAGTCCTCGTCGTCGGCCGTGGTGTTGACGTAGGCCGTCGAGCGCAGGAATCGCCACTTCCCGTCGTGCATGGCGCAGATCCGGTTGTAGGCGTCCGCCGTCCAGTTGACGATCTTCAGCGCCTCGCCGGACTGCCCGGTGACGGCGGCCGGGCCGGTGCCCGGGATCCCGCACTCCGAACGGACGCGCTGACAGAGCTCGAGGAAGGTCACGGGTTCAGACCTCGGCCAGTACCTTCTTCAGCCACTCGACCCCGTTCGGGTTCGGGTCGTGGATCACCGAGAACGGGTAGCGCAGCGCGGTGTGCGGGACGTTGCGAATGGCGTCCGCGCCGGTGTTGTCCTTGTAGTGCTCCTGGGTGAACACGGTCTTTTTGGCCCGCGCCAGTACCTCGACGAACTTGCGCTTGCAGGTCTGCGGGACGTTGCGGACAAAGAACTGCGAGCGGCCACCGTTCCAGAGGTCGATGACGAGCGCGGCGTTCGGCTCCGTCGTCGGGAGCACCATCACCGTGATCTCCTCGTTCATAAACGCGAGCGCGGCCGCCTTCTCCTTCCAGTTAGGGCCGTCGACAACCTCGATCTCCTGCGGTTCGATGCGGGCCGGTCCTGTCGTCGGCATGTCCCGGGGATTGTCCTGGCCGACTTTCTGCTCCATCGGCTCCATCGCGCCGCGCCGCTTGCCCTGCACGGGCCGGCTGCTCGCCGTCGTGGTCCGTTTCTTCGCTGCTGCTTGTGCTTGTGCCATCGTTTTCTCCTGTCGAAAGAAAAGCGGCGGGGCTTCCCCCGCCGCCGGTTGGGTTGGTTTAGCCGACGCGGTACAGCGTGTAGGTGTTCGCGGCGGTGCGGCGGGCCCGGAAGCGGCCGACCGAGATACTGGTCGCGGCGTCGTTCGAGGCGACGACCATGCTGCCAGAGAGCGTCCAGCCGGCGCCGGCCGCGATGGTCGCGTCCTCGGCCGCGACCGTGGACACGTTGAGCAACACGAACTCGATGCCGTCGCCGACCTTGAGATCCTTCTTGCCGAAAGCGGCACGCAGCGCGTTCTCGAAGTCCGTGCCGGACGGGAGCGTGTAGGTCACGCCCGCGGCGGTCGCAGCGTTCGCCGACAGGAGGCCGGTCAGCAGCTGCGCGGCGGTGAGCGTGGCGCTCGCGGTCAGCGCGGCCACGGCGTCGGAGTTGAGGAGTTGCACCGTCGCCGACCGGAACATGCCGGTGATCTCGGCACCGAGCAGGCGCAGGTACTTATTGACCGCGAGTTCGGAGACTTTCTTCCAGAGCAGATTCATGGTGTCACCTTGTCGTCAGGGGTTGATTGGAGTGACGCAAAAAAAGAGGGGCGCTCGGAGGAACGCCCCTCAAACTCACGATGGCAGTGCCCGTTACGACGTCAGCGGCTCGTGCGGCATCCCGCCGGCAAAGTTGTAGTACGTGTCCGTGATGCCGGCCGCGGCGAAGCTCGTGGTGCCGCAAATGAAGTCCGCACCGTCGCACTTCACCTTGACCGCGCCGATCGGGCAGTTGTCCGCCGACGGGCGCGGCCAGTGGAGCGCGACCTTGCCGTTGGCGAGGTCGTCGTTGTCCACCGCATCGCCCAGCACCGCCGAGACCGTGCCGGCCGCGTTCACCTGGATCAGGATGATCGCGGTGTTGCCGTCCTCGATCGTGCCGATGTCGCCGGGCACGCTCGCGACCGAGGCGTCGTCGGCATAGTGGTAGGCGAGGCCGTCGATGGCGAAGTCGACGCCGGCGCCGTTCGGGGCGGCGATGGCGACCTCGGAGGGTGTGCTACCGATGGCGAGACCGGCGCTCGACAGCGCGCCGGTGAAGCCGCGGGACTCTACGTGGGGTTGCATGTGTCTGTACTCCTTCTCAAAAAGAGGGGCCGGGATCGCTCCCGGCCCGGTTAGGGGTTGCTCGCTACGGCGTCAGCCTTAGCCGAGGTCCGTGATGCCGCACTCGATCACGGCCATCCAGCCGTTGTTGAGCAGCGCCGCGGCGGAGTAGAACTTCGCGCCGGCATAGCCACGCTGGCCGAGCGGGTCGTTCTTGTCCTTCTTCCCGGGCGGGATCCACGTCGGGTCCATGGAGTCGGAACCACGCAGCGCGACGTCGCCCCAGGCGTCCTCGGCCATGACGATGACGGGGTAGACGTCGATGTTCGCCCCGGTCGTGGAGTACAGACCCGTGGTGCCGACCGCCGCACCGCTGTCCGCGTACGGCGCGAGCTCCGGGGAGGTCACGAACCGGAAGCGGCCGACCGACCCCAACTCCTGCTCGTGGACCGGCTTGCGGGAGCCGTAGTTCGCCACGGGCACGAAGTCCGGCAGCTCGCGGATGTCGTGCTCCATGTCGGTGTGGCAGAACACGAGGTAGCCGGCCTCGACCGGCGCCGTGTTGAACAGCGCCGAGGCCGAGAGGATCGACGTGATCTGCTTGCTGTGGTTCGCCTGCAGGTTGCGCGATACCTTGGAGAGCAGGTTCTTGCTCAGGGTCTCGTCCACCGTCGCACGCGATGAGCCACCGGCGTAGTACACGTTGGTCCCGGACTTGAGCGCCCCGTAGCGGATCATTTCCCGCACGAGGCCCATGCGCTCGCCGACCTGCTTCTTCATCTCCGCGGGGATGTCGTCCTCGTAGAGGTCGTAGGTCTGGTCGGTGAGCGAGTACAGGCACGCGTACTGCTGCAGGGTCTCCGTGACGTCCACCGGCGTCAGGGTCTCCGACGAGGGCGTGACGCCTTCCGTGGTGATGTGCGCGTTCGCCGTGACGCTCGGACGGTTCTGCGAGTTGGCGTTCGCCGACGTCGCGCCGTACGGGAGAAAGCGGCGGAACACGATCGTCTTGCCCTGGTTCTTCGGCATCTTCTTCATCTGGCCGGTGATGCCGAGCACTTCGATGGGAACTGCATGGGCGAGGATCTCGCCCTTGACCTTGTTGATGCGGCCAGCGGCCGTGTTAAAGGCTTGGATACCCATGGGGTGTCAAACTCCTTTCGTTTAACGCTTGCCCCGTACGCTTCGGAAACCGAACTCGAGGGCAGCGTCGTCGTCTTGGGTGACGGGCGTGGCACCCTCCCCCTTCGGGGTGATGCCGCGCTCCAGTCGCTCTTGGCGACGAGTGCTCGACTGCTTGCGAGACTTCTGGAACGTCTTGAACTTGGTGAACGCTTCCGCGGCCACTACGGCGTCCTCGCTGTAGCGGTACTTCTGCTGATCCTCGGGCGACAGCGTGGCAAGCCAGCCACCGACGATGATCGGTTCGCCGTTCGGATCCTTCGGATTGGGAGCGAGCTTCACGAACTCCGGCGACTTGGCGATGTCCTGCCAGTCCGGGTGCGTGAGGGAGAGCAGCTTGCGTTCGACCTTCCCGACCTCGGCGGCGATGCGGGCCTGCACCATCTCCTCGGTGATGGCCTCCTTGCCGCCGCCCGCCTCGGCGGCTGCGGCTTGCGCCGCTGCCGTCTCCTCGGCGGTGAGTCCACCGGCGCCGCCCGAAAGGATGTCCGTAAGGTCGGCGACCAGCATTTCGGCGATCTCGGGAAACTCCTCGCTCAGGCGACTCAGCTTTCCGATCTTCGGGACGCCGGCCTTCTGTAGCTTGGAGTTGATCTCGCCGAACTTGCCGTGGACCTTGCGGATCTCCTGATCGAACGCCGCGAGGCGGGCCTCGAGGTTCGGCACCTTGTCGAACAGGTCTTTCACCTGCTCCTCGGTGAGGCCGGCGAGTAGCTGCTGGGCCGCCTCGCCCGGCTTCGGCGCTGCACCGCTGTCCTGGCGCTGCTCCTCGTCGGGCTCGTCACCGAGCGTCGGTGCGTCTGCGGTGGCCTCGGTCGGGTCGGTCGTGGACGCCTGCGCCGTCTCAGTGGCGGGTGCTTCGGCGGGCGGTTCGTCACCGCGCGCCTGATTGAAGCCGGCCATCATCGCGGCGTCGTCCGCGTCCTCCTGTTCCTCGGTCCGCTCCTCCTGCTGCTCCTCCTGCTGCTGTCCTTCTTCCTGCTGCTCTGCGTTCTCCTTGTCCAGCGTCTCGGTTGTCTCGGTTGGCATGAGCACTCGTCTCAGAAACAAAAAAACCCGCGCGCGGCGGGTCTCACACGGCGAAGGGCAGGACCGTTTAGGTCTTGTCGTCCGCCACCGGTGGCGTCGGCGTTGCCGCCAAGGCCGAAAGCAGGGTCTTGATTTCGGAGATCGCGCCACGCAGGCGCGCCGTCTCCTTGTCGTCCAGATCGTTGTCGTTCTTCGAGCGCAGGCGTGCCAGCCTGTCCTCGTAGTGCTTGCGGATCTTCTGGACGACGTCGGCCTGACGTTCGATCTGGGTCAGGTCGAGCTTGAGATTCGGGAATGGCTCGGTCACAGCTTCAGTTTCCTCATCGGCGTCCGGGATCGCTGCGCGAGCCCGCCGCTGAACACGTCGAGCGCACCGCCTTGGTTGCTGCGCTCGTGGGTCATGCGGAAGATGTCGGCGATGTGCCGCCCGGCGATATAGCCGTATCCGGGCAGCACGCCGAACGCACCGACCTTGATCTCGCCCGTAAAGGCGCGGTGCGCGCTACCCTCGGTGACGATCTTCGCCTTGGGGTAGCGCTTGCCGACGTCCTCGCGCCATTTCGCTTCGTCGTCGTAGAACGACAGTTCCTTGCGGTAGCCCTCCGGGCCAATGTCGGTCTTTGGCTTCGCCACCTACGCGCCCGCCTTGGCCGCCGCTTCCTTCTGCTGCGCGGCGGCGATGGCAGCATCGAGGCGCGCCATCGCGGCCTTGCCGTCGGCGTCGAGCTGCGCCCATTCCTCGGCGGTGATGTCGCGGCCCTCCATCTGAGCCTTCTGAAGCGTCTGCTGGATGCGGACCGTGGCGTTCAGCAGGTCCAGGGTGGCGGCAACGGCCGCCGCGGCGCTTGCGGCTCCGCTCATGGCTTATCTCCTTCCTGCGCGAGCAGGTAGTTGTTGAGTTCGATGAGGAGTTTCTGCGCCATCTCGAGTTGCGCCAGTCCGTCGGCCGGAATCCCCTGCTTGACCAGGCTGCGCGCGAGCGCGAGCGTGGCGTCGGCGGTCTCGAGTTTCTCGCGCACGCCGATGGCGTCGACCCACGTCAGTTGGCCGGTCTCGGTGAGCGTGGCCGTCATGTTGACGAGCCCGGTGTGCGTCGCCTTCGCGTAGGCGATCTGCTGCGCCGGGGTCTGTGGCACGGCCATGGCGCCCATGCCGGCGCACCCTGTCGGGCCGCCGAGCGCGAACAGCGCCACCAGCAGGAACGGTGCGATCGCCTTGATCGTCCCGGCGCCTGGCTTGCTGATCTTCACGCCGGCAACGGTCGTGATCTCGGCCTTGCGGGTGAACTGACCCCACAGGAACAACACTCCGCCAATGACCTCGACAATGGCGTTGACCAGCATCTCCTGGCCGTCGGGGGCGATCCCGAAATACTGGTTCAGGACCGGCCCGAACAGGGCGACGATCATTCCCCATGTGGTCTTGCTTGCGAAAAAATCCTTGCCATACATAGTGAGTTACCTCCGTCTTGTTGTTACGGGCAGCCCGGCGACATGCCGTGCCCGCCGAACGTCTTGCGTTCGTCGGATAAACGATTCATCATCTGAAACCTATTTCCACGTTAATAGCGACAATGAAGCCGATAAACTTGTACGGCGTGAGATTCGGTCGACTCGTTGCCGTCGAGGCAACGACACGTCGAAGTGGAAACAGCGTTGTGTGGCGCTGCGTGTGCGACTGCGGATCAGAGTCATTCGCGCCAGTTGTCCATCTGAGAAGCGGACGTCGCGTCTCATGTGGCTGTGCGAAGCAAGCGGGCGCGCAGATCAAAAAGAAGAAACCTAAGCACGGCCACTTCGTCGGCGACAAACCAAGTCCGACTTACCGGATATGGATGGGCATGATCGCCAGATGCACTTACCCGTCCGTCAAGGCGTACCGGTTCTACGGAGCGCGCGGCATCAAGGTTTGCGAGCGCTGGCGCACGTTCGAGAACTTCCTAGCAGACATGGGCGAGCGCCCCGCCGGCATGTCGATCGACCGCGTCGACAACGCCAAGGGCTACGAGCCAGGCAACTGCCGCTGGGCGACTGATACGGAACAGCACCGAAACCGAACCGACAACAAGTTCCTCACCTTTCAGGGCAAGACCCTCACCATCGCCGGATGGGCCGAACTGCTTGGCATCGATCGCCACACGCTCGCCGACCGAATCCGCAAATCGGGATGGACCGTGGAGAAGGCGCTCACCACACCAGTTATGTCGAAATCGGAGATCGCATCCATCACCAACAAACGGCGATGGGGATAGTCACGTCCATGGGCGTGAGTTTCATGCCAGCAGCGCCTCCTGTGCGGCGACGATCCCCATGGCGAGCTCGAGCGTGCCGACCTCGTACATCTCGTCGAGACGTTCGTGGTTGTGCACGAACTCTGGCTCGACCACGAGCGCCGGCATGGCCGTGGCCCGCAGCCAGTAAATCAGTGTCTCGTCGCCGTCGACGTCGCCCGGGTAGTCGACGACCCCGGGACGGTCCTGGCGATACCAGCCCTCCTTGATGCCGCGCGAGGGCTCGAAAACCCGCCCGAGGAAGCCCTGAACGATCTCCGCCGCCTGCTTGCCGCGGACCGAGCCCGGGGCGTAGAGCGTCTCGCTGCCGCTGGCGTTACAGCCGCCGCAGGAGTTGAAGTGGATCTCGACCGCGAGGCTGATCGGCGACGTGCGCCGGTGGGTGTCGTTCAGCCACCGGACCTTGGACGCCATCGACCCGCTCGGCACGATCGCGACCGCGGTCTGCTGGCGCAGGAAGTACGCCACCCGGTTCACCCACTGGACCGCGAGCGCGTGCTCGCACGCCAGCGCCTTCGAGCAGCTCGGCGCGTCCTTGGGGTGATGGGCGCCGTCGCAATGATCGTGGAACTTCTCGTAGTGCCCGGCAGAGAGCGCGATCACCTCCCGACCACCGGAGCCGTGGGCTTCGCCGCCGCCGGCGACCGTGCGCCACCGACGGCCGTCGCGACCCCGGCT